CAACCGTCTATCGGACATGGAGTTTGACGAGATCAGTCTCGTCACACGGCCAGCGAACCAGTTGAGCAAGGTCGTCTTGTTCAAAAGCGACAACCCGGAGCAGCTAATGAGCGAAACGGAAGCTACCGAGGTCGAGGCTGCGGAAGACGCAGTTGAAGCCGAGGACGTTGACAAGGGCATGGGATATGGCCCGAAGATGAAGCGTGGAGGCAAGAAGGTGCCTGCCATGATGATGGAAGAAGACGACGAGGAAGAAGCTCCGATGAAGAAGCGCCGTTATGCCAAGGCTGACGACGCCATCGACCTTCCCACCGAGGTCTACGAGTACATCGAGGCCCTTGAGGCCGCTAACGCCGAGATGTCGGACGAGCTTGAGAAGATGGCCGACGAGTTCGCTCAGGAAGAGGAAGACATCATGAAGTCTGCTGATCCTGCCGTGGTCGCCATCGTCAAGGCCGCCGAAGAGCGTGCCGCTGCTGCCGAAGCGATTGCCAAGGCCGAGCGTGACTTCCGCCTTGAGCGTGAGTTCGTTGCGAAGGCTGCGGAGCTTCCCCACGTTGCGGCTGACACCGATTCGTTCGGTGCCATCCTCAAGACCGTTGCCGAATCGGTTGACGAAGAGGTGTTCAAGGCGCTTATGGACGTGCTGACCACCGCTAACGCTTCGATCGAGTCGGGCGAACTGTTCGCTGAACTGGGCAAGTCCTCGTCTTTCGACAACGACGGTCCGATGAGCGAGATCAACAAGGTTGCGGCGAAGCTCGTTGATGCTGACCCGAGCCTCACCCCGGAGCAGGCGGTTGCTAAGGCCGTTGCCACCGATCCCACCCTGTACAACGCCTACCTGCGAGGTAACTGATAATGGCCTACAAGGGCTCGACCCCACTAAAGATCAGCCTTGAAGCTGCTGCTGACCTCTCGGCCAAGCAGTTCTACTTCGTGAAGGTTGACTCCAACGGCAAGGCTGCGGTTTGCGCTGCCGCCACCGATGTTCCGATTGGCGTTCTCCAGAACGACCCGACCAGCGGCAAGATTGCCGAGATCACCGTTATCGGTCTGACGAAGATCAGCAGCGATGCGGCGCTCAACGAGGGTGACCTGATCGGCACGTCCGCTGACGGTCAGGCTGATGCCAAGACTCCGGGCACGGACACCACTAACTATGTCGTCGGCCAGATGGTCACGGCTACCGGTGCTGCGGGCGTTATCGGCTCGGCACTTGTCAACTGCGCCAACCCGCACCGAGCGGCCTGACCCAAGGGATAAGGAACAATGCCTCAACCCACTTCAAGCGACGTTCATGTCGATGCGATCCTGACCAACATCTCGGTCGCATTCCTGCAAAACCAGGGCAACTACATTGCCAATCAGGTCTTCCCCTCCGTTCCGGTGGAGAAGCAGAGCGACAAGTACTTCAAGTACACCAAGGGCGATTGGTTCCGGGACGAGGCTCAGCTTCGTGCCCCGGCTACCGAGTCCGCTGGCTCTGGCTACAACCTGAGCACCGACACGTACTCGACCTCGGTCTACGCCTTCCACAAGGATGTCTCGGATCAGGTTCGTGCGAACGCTGACACCCCCATCTCGCCTGATCGGGACGCCACCGAGTTCGTGACGCAGCGCATGTTGCTCCGTCAGGAAATCGACTGGGCTTCCTCGTTCTTTACCACGGGCGTCTGGGACACCGATGTCGTCGGAGCAACCGACTTTACTCAGTGGTCGAACTACACGAGTTCCGATCCGATTGAGGACATCGAGACTGGCAAGGCCACCGTCATGACGAACACCGGCTTCATGCCGAACGTGCTCGTCCTTGGCTACGACGCCTTCCGTCAGCTCCGTCATCACCCGGACATCATCGACCGGATCAAGTACACCTCGTCTGAGGTTCCCGCCGAGGGCATCCTTGCCCGCCTCTTCGGTGTGGATCGTGTGCTTGTTTCCCGCTCCATCAAGAACAGCGGCGCTGAGGGTGCTGCGGATAGCTTCGCCTTCACGGCGGGCAAGAACGCTGCCCTCTACTACGTCGCCCCGTCCCCCGGCATCCTGACCCCGAGCGCTGGCTACCAGTTCTCGTGGCGTGGTGTCTCGGACGGCATGGGTCAGAACATCGGCATCAGCCGGTTCCGTATGCCGGAACTCCGCTGTGATCGTGTCGAGGCCCAGATGGCTTGGGACTTCAAGGTTGTCTCCTCGGACCTGGGTTACTTCCTGTCGGCTTGCGTCGCCTGATCTAGTTAGGAGCTAGTGCTATGCCAACCAAGGCAACAAACGGACAGCTTCTCGCAGGTGACATCATTGTCGAGGACGCCAACGCTACGAGTGGTGCTCCTGTCGTTCGTACTGCACGAGTGACGATGACCGCTGCTACCGGCAATGCGGCTGCCCTCAGTTGGGGCAACCCCACCGGGGGCCGCATCATCGTCCAGAGTGTGATCATCGACATCACCACCGCCTCCGGCGCTACGACCACCATTGACGTGGGCGTGGATGCTGATGGCACCGGGTCGGATGACACTCTGATCGACGGGAAGTCCACCGCTGCGGCGGGCGTCATCTCTTCGATTGACGACGGTGGCACGAATGGCAAGGCCGCTCGTGCGCTCACCTCGTCGGAGTATGTCACCGGTTCGATCACTGGCACCATCGGCTCGTTCGCCGGTGTTGCGTACATCAGCTACATTCCGGCGTAAGCAGTTCCCACATAACAAGGAGTGTCCTTCGTGACCAAAGACCCACTACTCGAAGCAGTAACGCCTGAGACCAAGTGGTACGTCGTCTTACGACCTTTCGACGGCGATCACCGGTACACCCGTGGCGAGGTAGTGGACACTTCTGGCTGGACCCATCGGGTTCGGCTTGAGGACCAGCGCTACGTGGCACCATTGCCGCACGGTGCAGAAGTCCCCGAGCCGGATTCCGATGGGTTTCGCTTTCTGACGCTTGACGCAGAGCAAGAGCAGAAGGTTCCGGCCAAGAAGCGCCCCGTAACTCAGAAGGCAGCCAAGAAGCAGACGGGAAAGCGGCCTACGCCGACTCGTAAGTGATTTCGGCCCTATCGGTCGGATGAGGTCCTGCGTTACTATCAGCACAGCGCTACGGAGCAGGACTCATGACTTGGAGCTACTCAGGCAATCCGGCGGATAGCAGTACGGATGCCGTTCGGTTTTTGATCGGTGATACTGACACCGATGATCAGCTAATCAGTAACGAGGAGATCGCCTACCTGATCGCTCAGAACGGGTCGATCAATCGTTCTGCCTCGGAAGCTGCACGTTCTATTGCTGCGAAGTTCGCACGCAACATGAGCCGCTCCATCGGCGGTCTTTCTGCCGATTTCGCTGCGAAGTACCGGCAGTATCTTG